GGAGGGGGGAGGGAGGAACTAGATGAAGATGAATCTTATGGTGAGACAGATCCTGAAGTCAAAACTGATGATGTTCTGAATGAAAAACTCAAAGATCTGATTAACAACTCACTGAGCAATGAGTATGTTCAGGCACCTGATTTGAGTCTCGATACTATTGTGAACAGCAATAAGGAAGTTCATGATCTAATCAAAGACCACTTTGGTATTCTTGTGGAACATGGAACTATGGATGCATTTTCAGGTTCTTCTAAATTGTTTGAGCGTCCTGATACTGAGTATCAAAAGTATAAAAAGTCAGCAAACAAAGAGGTAAATTATCTTGTCAAAGAATTCGAGTGCCGTAAATCTGCAGACGCTTATTCTCGTGCTACTACTAGTAGGACTGGAGTTCTCGATACAACTAAGTTACACACTTATCGATACAATGAAGACCTGTTCAAGAAAGTAACAGTTATTCCTGACGGTAAGAATCACGGTCTTGTGTTTATTCTGGACTGGTCTGGTTCAATGTCCAATGTTCTTATGGACACTATGAAGCAACTCTACAATCTTGTATGGTTCTGTAAAAAAGTATCTATTCCATTCCGTGTGTATGCTTTCACTTATGAGTTCAATGTTGTAACTTATGATGAGAATGATCGCCCACAATCATTGAAGCCTCATTATGAACCAAAAGATGGTCTTCTTAATGTTGATGATCGATTCTCTTTGATGGAGTTTTTTACTTCTGATGTTTCCAATAAAGAACTTGAGGAACAGATGAAGAACATTTGGCGTTGTGCTTACTCAATGAAGTATTGGGTCGAATACTCTATTCCTGGTCGTCTGAGTCTCTCTGGAACACCTCTGAATGAGAGTATTCTTGCACTCCATAAGATTATTCCTCAGTTCAAAAATCAGAACAAACTTCAGAAAGTCAATTGTGTTATTTTGACTGATGGTGAATCAAGTCATCTTGTTCGGCACGTTCAGATTGACCCTGGTTATTCTGAACCTTACATCGGATGTCGTAGGATGTACACTGGAACCTATCTTCGCAATCGTAAGACTGGAAATACTTATAAGGTTCCTGAAGCATGGTGGGAGTTCACAGACATCTTGATTGAGGATTTGAAAGATGAAGTTCCTGGTGTGAACTTTATTGGTATTCGTATTCTTGATGGAAATAGTGGTTCCTTTATTCGTCGCCACTGCGGTTATTATGGAGATGATCATGATAATGCAATGAAGCGATGGAAAAAGGACAGGTGTATTTCTATCACTTCTAGTGCTTATGAAAAGTATTTTGGTATTTCTGGTTCTGCACTTTCGAACGAAACTGATTTCTTTGTAAAGGATGATGCAACAAAAGCACAAGTCAAGAATGCTTTTATGAAAAGTTTGAAGTCTAAGAAACTAAATAAAAAGATACTGGGCGAGTTCGTGGAGTTGATTGCCTAATGTCTAAGATTTCGGACAGGTATGAAACTTGTCCTTATTGTGGAGAGAGGGATAAACCTTGCTCCGAAATAACAAGTTTGGCACGGGCTCATGCCCGTGCTGTTTGTCGTAAGAAGCACAATGGTGTGCCACTAGAAGAACCGTCTGTGCGAGTGTCTGAAGACCTAGATTCTGATCTATAATAACTTCAGTTCAAACAAAGAAAGCAATGGCACTCTCTGCCGACTACATCCGCACTTCTCTTAAAGCACTCTACGGTGAAACTGTAACTTCTGGTGATGTTCGTGCCTGTGTTCAATGAACGGACATGGGTATCAGACCGTCACTGGTAAACTTGCTGAGTATAAAGTTGGTCGTGGCAAGTGGAACCTGGAAGTAACAAAAGAGACAGTTCAAGAACTTGAAGTGACTTATAATGCTCCTGCAGCACTTCCGTCTGTGGAACAAAACCTTATCCCTGAGAAAGATGATACCTTCGTCAAGTTTGGTAGTTTCGGTGATGTTAAAAAAATTATTTCGTCCCGTCTATTCTATCCAACATTCATTACTGGACTTTCTGGCAACGGCAAAACGTTCGGTGTTGAGCAAGCGTGTGCCCAACTCGGACGAGAACTCATCCGTGTAAACATTACTATTGAGACTGATGAAGACGACCTGATTGGTGGTTTCCGTCTGGTTGATGGTGCAACTGTATGGCATAATGGCCCAGTCATTGAAGCACTCCAACGAGGTGCTATTCTCCTCCTTGATGAGATTGATCTTGCTTCCAACAAGATTCTTTGCCTTCAATCAATTCTCGAAGGAAAAGGTGTCTTCCTGAAGAAGATTGGTAAGTTCATCAAACCTGCTGCTGGTTTCCAAGTGATTGCTACTGCAAACACCAAAGGTAAGGGTTCTGATGATGGTCGTTTCATCGGCACCAATGTTCTGAATGAGGCATTCCTTGAGCGTTTCCCTGTGACCTTTGAGCAAGAGTATCCAACTCCTGCTATTGAGCAGAAGATTCTCAACAAACTCTGTGCTGATTCTGAGTTCTGTAAGCGTCTTTCTGACTGGTCAGACATCATCCGTAAGACCTTCTATGATGGTGGTATTGATGAGATTATCAGCACTCGCCGTTTGGTTCACATCGTCAAGGCATTTGAAATCTTTGGTGATAAAGCAAAAGCAATGCAAGTGTGTCTGAATCGTTTTGATGATGAAACCAAGCAAGTTTTTATGGAACTTTATGATAAAGTAGATGCTGAGTTCCAGATGCCTTCTGAGGAACAGCAGAAAGAATGTCTTGACTCACATAACTTTTCCTGATAAAATAACTTATGATTAATTCTTGGTCTATGCTTTCTGATGAAATGAACAGTTCTAATGATGATTTTACAATCCTTGGTTCTTATGATGACGACGTGATTGATTTTGGGCAACACGATTTTACTATTGATATGTCCGCCGACTGGAATACCATCGGAACCACAAATCCAACACAAAAACTTGATGTTGAGATAGATAATACAGGTTCTATTGATTTGATTACTCCTGTGACACCATGGAAATACAATGAGGAGGAGATTGTAAAAGAACTTCTTGAATACATTCGGGGCACTTATAATCAGCACTATTCTGCTGGTGACGACAAAATCCAAACACTGGATTTGATTGAGGCATGTGGTGACGGTGAAGCATTCTGCCGTAGCAACATTCTCAAGTATGCCTCTCGTTATGATAAGAAAGGCACTGCACGTCGTGATATCATGAAGATTCTGCACTATGCTGTTCTTCTGATGCATTTCAACGACAAGAATGCAAAACGTGAAACTTATAATCAATGAATATGAAACTGTCTGATAAAACTCTCTCTGTCCTGAAGAACTTTTCTGCTATTAACCAATCTATTTTGTTTAAGGAAGGAAAGTCTCTTCGGACTATTTCTGTGATGAAGAACATCCTCGCAGAAGCAGAAGTTGAGGAAGATTTTCCAAAGGACTTTGGAATCTATGATCTGAATCAGTTTCTGCAAAACATTGACCTCCATCAGAACCCTGAACTTGATTTCAAGACTGATGAGTATGTCGTGATTAAAGAAGGTAAGTCTCGCTCAAAGTATTTCTTTGCCGATGCGAACGTGATTGTGACTCCTCCTGAGAAATCAATCACCCTTCCTTCTCAAGATGTTTGTTTTGTTCTTTCTACTGAACAACTTGCAAAAGTCCTTAAAGCAGCAGCAGTTCTTCAACTCCCTGATCTTTCTGTCGTTGGTGAGGCAGGTGTTGTGAAACTGGTTGCTCGTGATAAGAGAAACGATACATCTAATGATTTCTCTGTTGTGGTTGGTGAAACACAAGAAGACTTTACATTCAACTTTAAAGTTGAAAACATGAAGATTCTTCCTGGTTCTTATGAAGTTGTTATTTCCAAGCAACTTCTTTCACGCTTCCAGAGCAAAGATCATAAATTGACTTATTACATTGCACTCGAACCTGATTCTTCTTTTGGATGAAAACATTCACTGTAATGAGAGTAATAGGCAGCATTATGGTTATTGCTGCCTATTTTGTTGTATTGCACGTTAATTTGACCGCTGGGGTTATTATGAACGTGATTGCAGACACAATCTCAATTCCATTTTTTGTGAAAACAAAATCGTGGGACATTGTAATCATGCTAGGATTTCTTCTAGCAATTAGCTTTAGTAAACTATTATCATGAAAGACTGGAAAGAAATCTACGGCAATCTACCCGACACTGAGAAGGATAAGATTGCCGTTCTCCGTGTGATGGAATGCACCAATGGTGTTATTCAACATGCCTTCCGAGACAATGAAGAATGGGCACTGCCCATTGAAGAAACCCGTAAGGCAATGAAGTTCAGTATGTCTTGTATGAAAAACTTGGCGATTCCTCTGAAGGATGAGACCATTACATTTGAACCTGAGACACAAGAACTTCTCCGTGAAGCACGAAAC